TGGTGATACAAGTAGCGATATTAAATTTGTATATCGTAAACCCGAACCTCAAGCACAACAAGCACCACCACCCGGAGGCGCACCACCAATGATGCCGCCAAGAGGTATGCCGCCGGGTATGCCTATGGGTGGTATGCCTCAAGGTATGCCGATGGGAGGATTACCACCGGGTATGCCGATGGGTAGTATGCCGATGCCGCCTCCACAACCGGGTAGCGAAGGTATGGGAATGCGTAATCGTGGACCTGCCGCACCACAAAGAAGAACATCACCGGGAAGCGGTGCGCCTGTGACAAGTGTACAACAAAGAGGACCGCCACCATCATTAGGACAACAAAATGTAAACGCCCTTCAAAATGCTAGAAGATTTAGGGGTGCTTAAGAAACGCTTTTATTATAGTAGTATGTGAGATAGGCAGGGATGAAGATGGAATTAATCAAAATGCACCCAATGGCAAGAAAACTTGAACAAGCCCAAAAGGGATTTCTAACAGCCCTAGAAAGTGATAATGCAGAAGTAGCAAAACAACACTTGACAGAAGTACAAAAACTAGCAGACTTCCTCGCAGATGACCTAAATACGGTTATTGCAAAATCCGAATCCGCTAAAGGTGTAAATGATATTTATGCAGGTGGAGTTCCTGTAATAAAGTTCACCGAAGGAAGAGGAAGGACAGGTTCTATTCAAGGACAAAGACTCCCCGGCTCTATCAGTACAGGAATTAGAAAATCTAACTTTAGTCGCAGTGCAGGTACATTTGGCCGCTATTCAAATTGAGGTCATACTATGACAGAAGATAAATCCGAACTTTTAGTGAACGCTTTAATCACTAAAATGGAAGTTATGGATTCTAACATAGAGATTTTAAAACAAGAAAATGAGCGTCTTAAAAGTATAATTAACAATCCTCAAAGATTGTTGAGAAAAATGGGTATGGTAAAAACTACTACTCCATTTACCGAAGATGTACAAGATGACCCTTTTAGAAACGACCTAAATAATAATTCAATTCTAAAAGGTCAAAACACCACTATCCCGCAAACCAATGAAGAATTCCACAATATGGATTGGGATGAAATTCATGAGTTAGCAAACCAAGCAAAAAAGACAGATGTGATACAATGAAGCCAAGATTTGAAGAGATGAGTTATGAAACTACAGTTATGCTTGAAAAAGCAAAAGCGATGAATGACAGGCTAGATAGAATAGAGAAAGAAATGACTCTACCGCTTTCAGCAGGTACACCTCGAACATCAAAAAGAGGTAAAATGGAAAGCATGAGAAAACCTCGTGAGGGTATGCGTGAAACCGGTGAGATGCCTCTTCCGGGTACAGGTGACGATACAGGTATGGCTACAAAGGCTGAAGATTGCCCTTCATGTGGTTCTAAAGTAAATAAAGCGGGTGTGTGTAAAGGAGGTTGTGTACCGGGTAGTAAAAAAATGGCTAAAGCCCAACCCGGATTTGCACCCGAAAAAATCACTGACATTAATCCTCACTTTGTAGCAGAATCCGGTGGACAGACTAAGAGTGGTTATTTTACTACTAATGGTAAAACTATTGAAACCGAAGATGCTAAACCAAAGAGAAAGAAAGCAGATTCTAAGGTGAACATGGAAAGACTATCATCAAGACAAAACCCGCACTCCGATACAGGAGTCGTTAGAGAAGAAAAGTTTGATTGAGGTGATATTGTGAAACCTATAGCGGTTAAGAAAGCAAATATCAACTCTAAACTTAGAGAAGCGGGAGAAGCGGGAATGCCTATAGTATGTAGAAAGTGCGGTGGCACAAATACTTCGGGTTGTAAATTACATCAAGGTATGGATATACACGCATGTCCTTTATTTGAACCGCTATCATAGGCGGTGAAAATAATGATAGATGATTTCAACATTCGTAAAAATGAGTTTGTAATATCTCTTTACGATGGTTTAGATTTATCTCGAAGTGCCGCAGAATACATTATGGCATGGGAATCTTTAGAAAAATCCCCTAGCGATTTATTTTCTTTAAATCTTAAAGATACTGCTGAAACAATAATTAAATTCGATAAAAAGGAAGGTGTAGGTTATTTATTGGCTAGTATGCCTACTTTTGGTGAGCCAACAAATCATGTTTGGGCTAACGGTTTAATTCGTAGAGAAGGTAGAGGTCACTCGATATTTCCTACTTATAGAGCAGATATGAAGTCATCTTACACAGATACTCACTTTCCTTATCATGAAATGAACCATCCATTAAGGCAGATAAACCACGCTACAGGTTTACCAAATATGTTTGAAGTGCTTAGGTCATTTGCGTTAGGTGGTGCAAGTACACAAGAAATGGAGATGGAGAAAAAGTGGTATAAGACTATGACAGAAAAAAATAGTCCTTTAGTTACCGGCATAAAAGTGGGTTCTAAAACTATACCGATTCTTGGAGATATTAATGCACCGGGAACTGTAGCACAGCATCAACATCATCTGTACGAAAGAGATTATAGAAGATGGAAAAAGCAAAATGTAGATTTAGAAACAGAACTCCAAAGTAGAGGTTTGAAAGGCAAGGAGTTGGAAAGTGAACTGCGCCATAGTCACTTTGATGATAAAGTAAAGGAGTGGACAAGTAAAGAGGGAGAGTTAGGTTTAGACGGTTTTATGTACGGTCTTGAATGGTTTACACCCGAAGAAAGAGATTCTATTGAAGAACAGTTGCATGAAGGTGTAGATAAAAAATCAACACTTACATTACCCAATGGTGAAAAAATACCCACCGCTAGAATAGCAGTAAATAATTTACTTAGAAGAACACCCGAAATGAACTTTATGCTTAGGTCAAATCAAAATTTTGGTCGTAATGCTCATTATCGAAATCAATCTAATGAAGAAGATTATTCTCAAGGTGAAAACAGATTCATTAGAAGTGCTTTAGGAGAATATGTCCATAATCAAAACGATATGTTAGACTATCCTATCGCTGATTATATATTGAGTGAGATTAATGAAAAATACGCTGTTGATGATAAAGCACCTTTACAAGTACTACCGTCACTTGATATTCATAAAACAAAACCTAAAGATAAATATAATTATCAAGATTTACAAAGAGCATCTAAACACAAAAGACTCTCTATGGAAGATTTACTTTTCTTAGCAGGATTTAACCCTAACACGAAACAGTTGATTGATGACCACCCCATACATGGTAAAATGGATGGGCCGATAATTGATTTACCAACGCTAGAAAAAGTACAAGACCATGCACGACGCAACGGAACAGTTCAACAATTAGCAAAAGAAATGGTGAATGATTTAGCGTTTTTAAAATCACCACACGGTCCTCATCCCGATGAAGAAAAACAAGAATTTTGGGAAAATCATCCCGATGGATATACATACGGTCCGGGTAAATTTTATTCTTCTTTGTATGCTAATATACCGGGTATGAATGTATCACCTGCAACATGGATTGAGTTTTTACACTCTATGTCACATGACAAAGATAACTCTATCATGTTTCAAACAGACTCAAATAATTATCAATTTTGGATGCCAAATCAAGATAACACTATTTTAGGAATGCATTTCGGTCCACTGTTTGCACCACCCATAGGGGCTTTTGATACTACTAAGTATAAATTTGATTATACTCCCGAAAAAATGCCTTTGCAAAATATATTTTCTCCTTTTGGTACAAGTAAATCTTCTAATCGAACTGAAAAAAATAACTATACCGAGCATAAATCGGCAATAAACCCGATGTACGAATATGCAATGAGAACAGCAAATTCTGCTTTTAAACAACAACTAGGTACACATAATCAACATTTAGAACCACACACTTCAACTAATCCTACTATTATGCCTAAATCTACATCTATGTATGGTACACATCCTAGTGATAGTAGATTACACGAAAGAGCAGTTAAAGCACAATTACATAACACATTTTTGAATAGAGTTGGTCATCCATTTACTCCACCAAAAAAAGCCATAGCGCAACTTAAAGATTTTTTAACAGGTGACTTAACATTATCAGCAGGTCTCGGCCTTCAAGAATTCAAAGATTATGTGGGGTGGGATTCTAAACCTACCACTTATAGTAATGTCAAAGATACTATAGAAACAGGTGATTACCCAATAGTTAGATTAGTAAATTCAGTTAGTAAAATACTCAATACAACAGATAGTAGAAAAATCAACAATTTTATAGAAAATTTGTCTGTTGATAAAAACGATGAGAATTATAAAATTCTACATGATTATTATATGGATAATCATGATTTTGCTGTTAATGATAAGATTAATTTAGATGAGGCTAGGTCTAAGTTACAAAGTGTAACATCTAAACTCCATCAAAGAAAATTAGATGGTCCGAAAAAGAAATACCAACCTAAAACAACATCTACTGATGCTATTCAGTCAATCCTAAGATTTGGTGGTGACAATGTTTCTACTGAAAAAGAGAATAGAATTAGAGAAACTATTGATTCAATAAATCAAATGATGATGAATCCCGATTTATCACAAGAGCAAGTAATGGGTTTGAGAGAAGATTTACAAGATGCTGTGACTCAATTAAATCAAGTTCAATTATCTACAAAACAAAAAGATAAACCGACATCGCATTGGAAAATTAATGCTAAACAGTATTTAGATATGCTACGGTCTCATCATGATACAGTTGTTGATTATGCTAAAAATGTCGTA